TCTTGGCCAAGCTGCCAACACGACTGACTCTTTCATCGCACGTCTCGAGCGTCAGAACGCACTGCTCGGGAAGTCAACCACTGAGGCCATGCGCTACGACGCGGCCCTCCTGAGCATGACCAGGTCTCAGAGGGCCTATGTGGATCAACTCATCAGCACCCAGGAAGCACACAATCGCACTTCCAGTTCGACGGATACGATGGCCAAGTCAGTCAAAATGGCCACCATCGCTTTCTTCGCAATGGCTGCTGCTGTGGCAATCCCGATCACCCTCGCGAAAAGCTTATATGACGCCAGTGTCCAGGCTGAACGTTTGCGCATCGGATTGGACTATGCTTCAGGTGGACAGGGGGTGCAAGAACTGGCTTACGTGACTGCCCTGTCGAATAAGCTAGGTCTGTCTCTGCAATCCACTGCTACAGCTTATACCGGACTTGCAGCTGCGGCACGCGGAACTACTCTCGAGGGTGCTGGAGCCAAGGCTATTTTCGAATCAGTCTCCCGGGCCTCGGCTGTTATGGGTCTGTCATCTGAACAATCCACAGGTGCACTGCTTGCCTTGCAACAGATGATTAGCAAGGGTACGGTTCAGGCCGAAGAGCTTCGCGGTCAGCTGGGTGAACGTTTGCCTGGCGCCTTCCAGATCGCCGCTCGTGCCATGGGGGTCACCACCCAGGAACTCGGGAAACTGCTTGAAAGCGGATCAGTTATCGCAACTGACTTCCTGCCGAAATTCGCCAAACAATTGGAAGAGGAAATTGGCGGAGGCGCGGAAAAAGCTGCCAACCGTCTTGGTGCTGCAACAAACCGCATGGAAACCGCAATCTTCCGTTTGAAGACTGCTCTGGGTGATTCTGGTATCGCAGCCCTATTCGCGGGTGGTCTAAATACCGGAACCGGGATCATGGACCAGCTGGCCAATGATGTCGAGAAATTCAACAATCAAGGCTCATTACGCACTGCTGCTCGGGATGTCATCAGCCTGTCGAATCAACTGGAAGTCTTGAAGAAAAAGTCAGCCGGCCCCGGCGGTAGTATGTTCACTGCTCAGACTGCTGCTGTGGCTGCACAATTAGAGGTTGCCAAACAACAGTTCCGCAAGGCCGAGTCTGATGTCAAGAATAAGACTGCTACTCCAGATGTTCGTTCTAACTTCCCGGGTCAGGGCAGTCGTAAAACCTTCGACGCACAGGAAGAAGCCGCGCAGGCCAAGGCTACTAAAGATCTGGTTGACGTTCGTACCAGGTTGGCCGGAATTGATGAAAACTATCTCAAGGATTTGAATAAATTGGAGATTGCTAAGAAAGCCGGTATCCTGTCGGAGAAGGATTACATAGCTCAGGTCTCCGAGTTGGCCACGAGAACTTTCAAGAAATCTGAAGCCGGCAAGGCTGAACGTGCAGGTCTAAAGGATGGAGCTGCAGCAACCAAGGACTACCTGGCTGAGCAGGTCCAGTCTTACAAGAATGCCGACAAGGCAGTATTGGATAGCAGGGCCGATTTCAACACTCAGATGGGGTTCCTGGTTAAACTGGGTGAAAAAAGCCAGCTACAGGCCATTTCCGAGGGCCTGGATCACGAATTTCAGGTCTGGATGGAGCGATCTGCCATCCTGAATGCCGAACTTGAACTTCTGAAGCAGAAAAAGAACTCCCAGAAGGAACAGGAGGTTATTGTTGGAAAACTGGCTGAGGTGGAAAGGGACTACGCTCAGGCTCAGATAAAAGGAGCAGGAGAAACAGCCGTCATCTTGAAACAGCGGACGGTTGCCTATACCGAGGCTGAAGCAGCTGCTCGGGCTTATTTGGACACGGTCAACAAGCAATACGATCGCACACTCCAGGGTGTGGGACAGGGCAGCAAAACCCGCGATCGCAATGCCGGTCTGGCTCAGATCGAAGATAAATACAGTCAGCAACGTCTGCAGCTGGAAAGTGACAAGCGTCAAGGGGCTTTCGACAGTGATCCAGAGCGCTACAACGAAGAGGTTGAACGCATCAAGCGATTTCAGGCTGAGGCCTTGGAAAGCTACAAGCGGTACTACGATGCCCTGACAGCTACTGAGAGCGATTGGTGGCTTGGGGCTCAGGAGGGTTTGCGAAACTATGCTGACGAATCAGCAAACGTCTTCAAACAGACCCAGGACCTGGTCACCCGGGCCTTCGGAGGGATGGAGGACGCACTGGTTCAATTCGTTAAAACCGGTAAACTGGATTTCCGTAGTCTCGCTGAGAGCATCATCACTGACCTGATCCGCATTCAAATCAAAGCCGCGGCTACTAAACTCCTCGACGGCATGGGAGGAGGTGGCGGCGGATTTGGGGGACTGGGTTCTATGTTCTCGGGCCTGTTTGGGGGTGGGGTCGGCGGTGTTGGTAACATGGGAGCTGATTTCTTAGTACCAGGTTTCGACGGAGGTGGGGACACCGGATCCGGCCCGCGTACAGGTGGGGTCGACGGCAAGGGAGGCTTCCGAGCTATTCTGCACCCACAGGAAACTGTTATCGACCGGAGTAAAGGTCAGTCTGTGGGCGGTGCCCCTCCCCAGGTGACTGTCTATGTGGATGCACGAGGTACCCAGGCTGAGGGTAATGATGAGGACTCTAAGGCTCTTGGGACTAAATTCGGAAACGCCGTTCGCGGCGTGCTTATTGAAGAGAAGATGCCTGGAGGAATATTGTCATGAGCACTTTTACATGGAATCCACGCTATGGGGCATCTGTTGAAAACACGCCTCGCGTTCGTCGGGCGCAATTCGGAGACGGATACCAGCAACGTGTGGGTGATGGCATCAATACCCTCAAGCGGAAATGGTCCGTATCCTTCAAACTAGACCTGGCCGAGATGGATGCCATTGATGCTTTTCTAAAAGCAACCGAGGGTGAACTTTCTTTTGATTGGACTCCCCCCAATGGTCCAGCCGGTACCTTCATTGTCCTTACCTGGAATCGCTCATCTGACGACGGGTATGACACAATTACCGCAACATTTGAGGAGACCTTTGAATGATTTCCTCTGACATCCAAACCCTAACCCCCGGAAAACTGGTCAACCTTTTTGAGCTGGATACCACGGACATAGGGGGTGATATTCTGCGGTGGGCCAACCACACGAATCAGCTGGGGAATTCGATTGTGTGGAATGGGAATGCCTACAGTCCTCTGCCGATTGAAGCCACGGGGTTCGAGAAAAATTCCAAGGGAGCACTGCCTCGCCCCAAAGTAAGAGTTGGAAACGTTACCGGACTGGTTGGAGCTGTAGCCCGCAGCCTTAACGATCTGGTGGGGGCCAAACTTATTCGTCGGCGTACATTTTCAAAATATCTTGACCCAATTAACTTCCCCGGAGGGGTAAATCCCGAGGCGGATCCCAACTGCGCTTTCTCAGACGAAGTGTGGTTTGTGGATCGGAAATCTGCTGAACATGGTTTGTTTGTTGAATTCGAATTGGCAGCAGCCTTTGATGTCAGAGGCAAAAAAATTCCGGGCCGCCAGTGTATCCAGAACGTTTGTACCTGGGGCTATCGCAGTGCCGAATGCGGATACGCTGGCGGCCCTGTGGCTGACCGTAATGACGTAGCGACCACAGACCCCACACTCGATCAGTGCGGCAAGCGTCTGGGCTCTTGTAAGTTACGCTTCGGGCAGTACGCATCTCTCCCCTTTGGTGGATTTCCAGGTGTAGGACTTATCCGATGATTACCCTTAACGAAAATACCCTTGCTGCGATTCGTGCGCACGCTGAGAAGGACTACCCGCGTGAGAGTTGCGGTCTTGTTCTTATCGTGAGGGGGAAAGAACGATACGTGCCAATTCCAAATGTGGCTGAAAGCAATGAGCACTTTACCATGGACAGTAAGGCACAGGCGGATGCCGAGGATACCGGTGAGGTAGTGATGGTGGTGCATTCGCATCCAAATATTGCTCCGCTTCCATCTGACTCTGATCTCGTCAATTGTGAGCGGTCTGGTCTACCCTGGTTGATTGTTAACTGGCCCACTGGAGTAACCCATACCTTTGAGCCCAGTGGCTATGTCGCTCCTCTGTATGGTCGTCAGTTTTCCCACGGGGTGTTGGACTGTTATACATTCATTCAAGACTATTACCAACGAGAGTTAAACATAACTCTGCCAGACTTTATTCGACCCGATGAGTGGTGGTTGAAAGGACTTGACCTATACACCGAGGGATTCGAAAAAGCGGGATTCGTTCAGGTGGGCGGGGTTCCCCAGAAACATGATGGACTTCTAATGAAAGTTTCATCCCCCGTTCCAAACCATGGTGCCATATTCCTGGGAGACGGATGTATTGGACACCATCAAACAAATAGACTGTCTAGCCGTGATGTTTGGGGCGGTTGGCTTCAACGGGTTACAGTTAAGGTTCTACGTCACAAGGAGTTGATGTAATGATGTTAATCATGCTATATGGCCACTTGGGTAAAACCTTCGGTCGGGTGCATAAGTTAGATGTGAAAAATCCCGCAGAAGCCGTACACGCCTTGGCCTGTACTCTGGACGGTTTCCGAAAGGCCGTTGTTGACGGTGGATCATACCGAGTTTTGATAGGCGGAGACCCTGAAGGCACGCCGGTCGAAAATCTCCTTGATCCGGTTCCGGTTAAAAAGAGTATTCGCATTGTCCCCGTCATTGCTGGATCGGCTAAAGCACTCAATATCGTGCTTGGAGCAATTCTTATTGTGGTTGGCAGTTATTTTGGTCAGGGTTGGATGGTGAATATTGGTCTCTCCATGGTTATCGGCGGAGTAGCTCAACTTCTGTTTGCTCCAAAACCGGCCGCCAATTCCAACAACGGGGTAGAGCGTGTGGAAAACAAGCCGTCCTATTCCTTTGACGGGGCGGTCAATACAGCCGCCCAAGGGAACCCAGTTCCGCTCTTTTATGGGGGCCCGTTGATTATCGGGTCACAGGTTATTTCCGCCGGTTTATACACGGAGCAAATCTAATGCGTCAAATTCAAGGGTCCGGTGGTGGAGGCTGTTTTCCAGCCGGAACACTTATCAGCACCCCCATTGGGCCACGACGAGTTGAAGATATCCGTATTGGTGACGTTGTATACGCCACCCGGATCTCACTCGAACAGGGAATTGCTCAATTACCTGGGACGGTTGTTGAAAAACGGGTTACAGCAACATTCATTCACACCTTCGGTGAGGTAGGATACACCTCCCCACTGTTGAAGGTTCAACACCGTCTGGGTACGCTGAACGTAACTGGAAATCATTACATTCTTACCCCGTCGCGACAGTCTACCGACGCAGAACCTAATTTCTGCCGGGCTGACGAACTGCAACCAGGAGACATGCTTTATACCGGGAAGGGGGAAGCCTCTGCTGTGGTTAGCATTCAGCGAGGAGCTGATTATGACTTCGTCTATAACTTTGAAGTTGATGAAGTTCACACCTATACGGCCGATGGCATATGGGTTCACAATGGAGGTGGTGGCGGTAAGGATTCCGGGGCTCCACGTGTGTCTGTTGAGTCTCCTGACAGTCTGCGTTCTCGGCAGTATGCCAGAGTTTTGGATGCTGTAAGTGAAGGCGAAATCGTTGGTTTGATAAACGGTTTAAAGTCGGTCTACCTGGATGACACCCCCGTTCAAAACGCTGACGGAACTGCAAACTTTAGTGGGATCACACTAGACACCCGCAATGGTACACAAAACCAAACTTATATTCCGGGTTTTCCCGCGGTTGAGGCAGAAACCGCGGTTGGGGTTGAAGTTCGAGCCGGGGTTTCCGTTGTACGTTCGATCAGCAACCCTAACCTCAATGCAATTCGGGTCACGGTATCTATTCCTGCCCTCAGTGAACAAAACACCTCTAATGGAGACGTGTCCGGCACGAGCGTGTCTCTGTCTGTGGATATTCAAACTAACGGCGGGGGATATGTAAACCGTATTACCGATACGATTACGGGTAAAACTACCAGTCGCTATCAACGGTCATATCGAATTGAACTCAGCGGGACGGGGCCCTGGGATGTTCGTGTCAACCGCATTACCCCTAACTCTCTTTCACAGGCATTGCAAAATCGAACCTTTTTCGATAGCTATACTGAGATCATTGATGCTCGTTTAACCTATCCCAACACAGCCCTTGTAGGCCTTGCTGTTGATGCAGAACGGTTTCGTAGTATCCCCCGACGTGGCTTCGAAATGAAGGGTTTGTTGGTCCGAATTCCAAGCAACTACAACCCGGTCACCCGGGCTTATACGGGATCCTGGGATGGAACATTTTCTATCGCTTGGACAGACAATCCGGCCTGGTGTTTTTATGACCTACTGACCACCGGTCGCTATGGGTTGGGAGATTACCTTAATGCGGATCAGGTTGATAAATGGTCCCTATACCAAATCGGTCGTTACTGTGACGTTTTAGTCAGCAATGGCCTTGGAGGATTAGAACCCCGCTTTACCTGCAGTCTTTATCTACAATCTCAGGATGAGGCATATAACGTCATTAGTGCAATGGCGTCGGTTTTCTGTGCCATTACCTATTGGGCAGGAGGGGCAGTTGTAGCTAGTCAAGACTCCCCATCTGATGCCATTGCCCTTTTCAATCCATCCAACACTGTTGCAAATGAAGAAGGCTTACACTTTAGCTATGCCGGTAGTAGCATCCGTGCTAGACACACAGTGGCCCTGGTGAGTTGGAACGATCCCGCTGACCGCTACCGTCAGAAAATTGAATATGTGGAAGATATCAGTGGGGTTGCCCAACTTGGTGTCATACAAACCCAAGTCGTAGCAGTGGGTTGTACCTCAAGAGGCCAGGCACATCGGTTCGGTCGTCGCATACTATTCTCTGAACGTCTTGAAACGGAAGCAGTTTCCTTCCGGGTGGGCTTAGACGCTGCCGCAATCGCCCCTGGAAATGTCATTAAGATTTCCGATCCGGTAAGGGCCGGAGTTCGTTTTGGGGGAAGGCTGATATCCGCTACCACCCTTGAGGTTACTCTGGATGCCCCAGTCGAGATTGTTCTGGGGAAAACCTACACCCTGTGGACGAAGCTCCCAGACGGAACCGTTGAAGAACGAACGGTTACCAACTCCCCTGGACTATCCGCCTCTCTCAGCGTTACTCCGGCCTTTTCCGCAGCCCCACAGACCATGGCTGTCTGGGTTCTAGCCGCATCTGACTTGAATCCCGAGTCGTGGCGTATCATTTCTATTAAAGAGTTGGACGAAACCCAGGCTGAAGTTACAGCCATGGCGTATTTTGAAGACAAGTACGAAGCTATCGAAAATGGCTTGGTACTGGAGCCTTTGAATACGTCAGCAGTTAATCCAGATTCCCCCACTCCCACAGATCTTACGGTTACCGAATCACTGTACCCAATCACCCCTGTGTTGGTCGGTACTCGATTGACTGTATCGTGGCTGGGTGTTGCTACGTATTTTGAACTGCAATATCGGAATGTGTTGGGTAACTGGCTGGCACTGACCACTACGTCATCTTCTGTGGACATTCAGCCTGTCACCGAGGGCACATATGAGTTCGTTCTCGTAGCAGTGAACTCCTTAGGCCGTCGATCACCACCCCGTACCGCTACCAAAATTGTTTATGGGAAAACCCTCCGACCAGCCAATGTATCCAATTTGAATCTATCTGCCATCGGCGGTGCTGCCCATATCACCTTCGATTCGTCAACTGATCTGGACGTGTTAATTGGCGGTCATCTGCGAATTCGGCACACGTCTCTCACAACCGATCCGGGTTGGACCAACACTGTTGACATCGGCCCACAAATTCCCGGCAACAGTTCTAATACTGTGTTGCCATTACTGGCCGGTACCTATCTGGCTAAGTGGGTTGATTCCAATGGTAATGAAAGCCTAGAAGCTGTTAGTGTCAGTACTACGGCTCCGAACGTTACAGCGTTCAACCAAACCGCCGAACTAATAGAGGATCCTTCATTTCCCGGAATCAAGGATGGGGTCTATCGCACCCCTGGAGGAGACCTGGTACTAGACTCAATAGAAACGATTGGTCAACAGCTTGGCAATGTAAGTACCTGGCCTTTACTGTCCCTGTTGGGCGGCGGAGTCCGCTCTGTGGGAACTTACTATTTCGCAAACGGTGTTGACCTTGAAAGCGTTCAAACCTCTCGGGTTACGGCTAGACTGTCTGTTGGAGCCTTTGATGCGTTGGACCTAATCAGTTCTAGACCATTGGTTTCCAGCTGGGAGTCAGTGCTGGGCGGGCCTATCACTGATGTCGGTTGTACCATCATGATCAGAACCACGGATGATGACCCTACGGGTTCTCCTACGTGGACCGATTGGCAACCTTTCGTGGTCGGCGATTATCGCTGCCGAGCCTTTGAATTCTCAATTGTTCTTTACAGCAATTACCTCAACCATAACATCGGGATATCCACCCTGAGAGTAACCGTGGATATGCCTGACAGGTTTGAGTCGGGAAATGATTTGGTGAGTGGTGCTGGGGTTTATTCCGTGACCTACTCATTGCCATTTGTAATTGCCCCAGCCGTAGGGATTACCGCACAAAACCTGGGAGAGGGAGACTACTACTCTATTACCAATAAAACGGTTGGGGGCTTTGATATTGAGTTCTTTGATACTGGAGTTCCGGTATCAAGGGTGTTTGACTATATTTCGAAAGGGTATTGATTATGCAACACGACGGAGTGATAGATGACGCAAATGGTCTGGCCTTCTTAGGCGACCTAAACGACTTCATTGCGGCCATAAGGTCGAATAACAGTGGAGCTACGGCACCGGCTGATACCACCGCTTTTATGTGGTGGGTTGACACGGCGAACGATATGCTCAAGCAGCGTAATTCCACGGATACTGCCTGGGTTGATATCTTGAAACTATCGAACGGGGCGCTACCAAGCGTACAAAGCCAGGCCGCTACGGCATTCACTACAGCCGGAACGCTCACTGCCTACACATTAACGACGACCCCAGTCGCCGCCGCCCTGTCTGGGAATCAACGTTATCAGGTTGAATGGCATGCTACCAATGGTGTGAATCCAACCCTTGCTCGCGACGGGCTTACAGCGAAAAGTCTGATGATCTATGGCCCCAGCGGGGCGAAAGCTGCTCCGAACCCGGGAACTCTTGTGATCGGAACCAAGAGCGACGTGATTTACGACGGAACCGACTATGTTGTTCTGAGTGGATACGGCGTTTCATCGCTTGGAAACAACTCTAGCACGGTCTACACAACCGGCGGAAGTTCAACGGCATATACGGTGACTCCAGTTCCTGCGTATGCGGCCTACGCTACTGGCATGTCGATTTTCGTGAATTTCAATGCGGCCAGCGGCAACAACCCAACCATTGCCTTTAATGGAATTGCCACTCCCCCGAATCTTGTCAAAGAGAATGCGGATGGTACGTACAGCAACATCGCGGCAAATGACATACCGGCTAACCACAGAAGTCGAGTTACTCTCATCAGTGCCACCCAGGCATTAGTGGAGCGGATGGTGTCAGCCAAGCTGGCTGGAGAAGTTCTGCAAATGGTAAGTTTCGCCTCGGATGCTGGTGGCTCCAGTACTGCTGGTTCCACGACGAATGTGAGTGGCAGTGTTAAGACCATCACACCCCGAAGTGCCAACTCGATTATCGTGATCCTGTGTACTTTCGCAGCGCGGATACCGATTCTGGCTGCTACGAACACCGTGGGTACCTACCAATTGATGGAAGGCGCTGGGGTGGTCGGTGATCAACAAACTATCGGGGTCTCCACAGCCAGTGGAGCACTTTCGTCAGAAGCCCCAGCGGCGATTACCGCGCGATTGACGAATTCGGCCCTGACCGCTCGTTCCTTCAGCCTGGGCGCCGCCACGAACAACGCCGGTGCACCGGCTTCCGCCACGAAACAAATGTTCACCATCACGGAGATCCAAGCATGAGCGACGTTCCTATTCAAGTACTTTTTTCAATTCCGTCCGAGGCGCTGCCTACGGGGAAAAACAATTATGAACTGGCATGCGACAACGGCTTTGAAGGATCTGTCGTCGAGTGGCTTGAGTCGCTGAGAGGCCCTGAAGGTCCAGAAGGCCCTGAAGGCCCGTCCGGAGGCTCAAATTCTCCTGGTGTGGTCAACCTGCAGGACTACATGGATGCCCAGTACGGCCCTGGCCTGTGGACAAAAAGAACTGGCGTAGGGGCAGGGTCTGATATCGGCCCTGCACTGACAGCGGCTCTTACCGATATCAGGGCAACTTGGGGAAGGGGCAAGGTCATTGTTCCTCCAGGCACGTGGTTGATGAAAACCACTCCCACGGCCGCGCAACGTTCTGGTTGCATGATTGAAGGTCTAGGGAGTATGGCCTCACTAATCGTTTACGACGCGGATGATGGATGCCCTTTTTCTTTCTCCGGGGCCGGTGGCTATACGGGAGGAGGGGTTAAGGGTTTAGGACTCTTACTGGAAGACGGTCACCCCAACTCAACCGCGACAGCTTTTCGCCTGCAGGGCGACGCAACCTTCCAGCCGGACCAGATGGAGTTCAACGACATCTACTGTAGCGCCTTGGGCAACTCATACTGGCACGACGGATTCCAGGCGGTGGGAACCGCCCGCACATCGCCTCAAGGAATCCGGGTTTGCGATGTGAGAAATCTGCAGATGTTTCGTTGCAGAAACACCGGAATTTATATTCAAGCCGCTGTGCAATGGACCATGGAAAACATCGGGGTCTATGCAGGATTGGGTTCCGGGAATAACTTTTACATCGCTGGCGGCGGTAACAGCAACACCAATACGACCCAGATTACCGTTCGTCGACTCGCCTGTAGCGGTGATTTGAATCTCACCAACTGTTCACACTTTGAGGTGACAGGAAAAGCAGTGACCGTTAGCACTCACTCCGGGGCGACCTATGGCGATGTGTGTGTACCTGGAGCTGTGCTGCAGGGATCCTTCGGGACGGGTGTACGTCTCTTTCTCGGATAGCCTGAAAGGATAATAATCGTGAACATTACATCTTCGGATTTGGTCGTTGCTGCTGTTGGCTCAACGGCCATAGCCCTATCGCCTGATGTTGGCACCTATGTACTCATTGCAGTGGGTGCTCTTATCGGTGTTATGCATGCTGTGGCAAAAATCGACTTCGCCACCCGGCCAGGTTGGGGTGGACCCGGCATCAAGGCGGCATTTTATCTTTTGACCTGGGTTGGAACCGCCCTGATACTGACCACCTTCGCCTCGGCCCTGATTACCCGTTATACAGGGTTTCCAGCGGATAAGTGGCCAGGGGTTGTCGCATTCGGGATCACCTTCCTCGCTGACAAGTGGCCGGGGTGGGCCAGTGCTATCATGGATATGTTCGTCGCTCGTTTCATTCGGAACGGAAACCCAGGAGAACCAAAATGATGACCACAGTACATACCCTTCTTTGTGCCATTTTGCTTTTCACGGGATGGTGCAGAATTGTTAAGACGACTGAACGGCAGACACGTCCCACAATACGACTCTCAATGGTAAGTGCCGCAGTGGCTTCCCTGGTACTGGGTGTAGCTCCCTGGGGCAACGACCTGTGGAAGTGGTTTCCACTGTACGAACCGCACATCGTGGTTATTGTCTTACTTGGGGCATTCTGTGCCGTTCAGATCTCCACTGCTACGCACTGGCGTTTCTCTCCGCCACAAAGTTTCCAGAAAAGGCATCCATCATGATCACCGAAAAAGATTGGCTCCGGATCCTGGCCGGGATGGGAGTCAAGAATCTGACCGCAGTCAAATGGGCTCCAGCCTTTGAGGGTGAAATCCAGTACGAGAAATTCAGTCAGGGTCGCAAGGACGTGCTGGATTGGCTGCCACAGATTCTTCATGAATGCGGGTTGCTGGAAGCTCTGCAAGAGAACCTTAACTATTCCGCTGAAGGCTTGGTGAAAACCTGGCCAAGCCGGTTCGCCAGTGTGACTGCAGCTTTGCCATATGCCAAGAATCCTCAGAAAATCGCCAATAAGGTCTATGCCAATCGCATGGGCAATGGTGACGAGAACTCGGGTGATGGCTGGACCTTCCGTGGACGATGTCCAATCATGCTGACCGGTCAGGCCGGCTACATACACGTCGGTAATCTGATGGGTCAGGATCTCGTAATTCTGCCTCACCTGATTGAAGGCCCCCGGTTCGGCCTGGAGGCCGCACGACGTTGGTGGGAGGGAGACATCCCCGACTCCATGCTGGGGGATACCGTAAAGCTTCGCCGGAAGGTCAATGGCGGACTGATCGGAATTAAGGAGGTGGTTCACCTGACCGAAAAACTTGCTACGTTAATTTAGGAGAACGCAATGACTCTATGGATGAAACTGATCTTGTATGCGGCCATTGCTGCTGCAGTTGTCGGTGCGGTTGCCTGGTTTGCTTCTGACCAACGAGACACCGGGCGTGCCGAGATCCAGTCCCTGTGGGACAAAGACAAAGCCCGACAAGCCAATGAGGCCCTTCAAGACAGTGTGAACAATGCCAGGGAAACTCAACGCCGATTGGATCGGCAGAAAGCCAATGATGACAAACAAATTGCTGAACTACAAGCCGCACGTGCTGATGGCGAGCTTGCTGGCCGCGCTGCTGTCAAGCTGCGGAACCGCACCACAGACCTCGCCGACACTGCGAAGCGCTCCTGCGGCAATACCGCCACTGACGAGCAACGCAAGGCAGGAACCGAAGCCGTTGATTTGCTTGCCTACGTGCAGCGCAGCATTGACGAAAGAGCGGGAGCGCTTGCAGAATTTGCAGACCGCGCCTACATCCGAGGGGGCAGGTGTGAAGCCGATTACGACGCCCTGACAGTTCCGGGGCTGATCAAGCCTTAGAAAAGTCTAGCTTTAGAAGCCCCGCAGGAGTGCCAAATCGGCTCCTGGCGGGGTTTTTGTCGTTTCTGGGGTATGGATCCACCGTGCCAGGCCCAATGCGGGCATCCAGGGCGGCTAATTGGGTCACAAAGTCCTTCCAAGAATTGCCCCTGTTCTTGGTAAACTTCAAAAGGGCTATCCTGTCCACACGGTCAGGAGAACACCCCTCCTCCAGTTCCGGGCCTGTCTGCCAGCGGAACACATACACGGTCTGCCTGTGGCTTACGACGATCCAGCTGATTCCCCCACCCTTGGACCAGTCCCTGAGCCAGTCCAGTTGACCCGGCCGAAAACTAACCTTCAGAACCCGAACCCCATCGAATTCTTTCAGTTCCATGGCAATGCCGGCTCCACTGCAACCTAGCACATCAGGAACCCCGGGGGTGAACCTGTCTGAAATTTTTTGGAACTTGCCCAACCGCCTGAGTTCAGGCTTGAGGTGTTTCCAGAGGGTTGATTCAATCATGGTATAGGCAAAGAAAAACCCGCCGAAGCGGGTTGATCAGTCGAGGCCAAGATTTACTCGGCTGCAGGGGTCAGGGCCTTGGTCACGGCAGCCAGGTCCTTGGAGCCGTCCTTCCAGTACCAGCCGTGTTGGCCTTCAGGCTTGGACATGTTTTCCATGCCGCGCAGTTTGCGGCGGGCGACTGCTGGCGTGATGCCGATCTTTTCGGCCAGGGCGTTGATGCCGGTGTGGCCTTCAGGAACAGCGCGGGGGCCGAAGACGCCTTTTTCTTTCTTGGCAGCAGGTTTTGCAGCAGCCTTGGTTTTCTTGGCGGGTGCAGCAGAAGCGCCGGCTTTGTCAGCGGCGGTGGATTTGGTTTTCTTGGTTGCAGTCATAAGGTTCTCCAATAAAAAGGTTGATGGACTTCTTTCGTTGGCCAGATCTAAGGCCTCGGAAGCGTCCATTATATCCGTGTTTTCATCATCCGTGGACTTAATGCGCATTTTTTTCTCCTAGTGATTTTTCGACCTCCTCCCAACTGTGTAACGCCTGGATCTTCGCTTTGGCCAGGTGCGCTACGAACATATGGGTCATGACCGTGTGGTTCGCGTTCATTAACTCCATGTGTGTTTTCTGAAGTTCACCCGCCCTGATTTCGTCGATCGTAGGGGCAGTGAAGGGCTTGGCTAACTTGGCCTTGAACTGGTTGAAAAATGCAAACAAGGTGTTCTCCTGGTTACTGAATACCGTGAAGGTAGTCATAGGTTGAAATCAGAGCGGAATCCTCAACAGGCCGAGAGGGCAGGTTCAGGGATTCACTCTTACCGTGACAGAACGGTTTGCCGGCCGAGATAACCGTACTGCTCAAAAATCCGGCGGACAGGGGCTTGACCTCCCGACGAATTCCATTCTCCCAGGCATCCGTCCGAAGCGTGCGGGCTATGGCTGAAGACACCTCACTGTGAACCAACAGGTCAGGAAAGATGATTGGCACATGACGAACAGACTCTCCAGACCTCCCGTGGTCGGTGACTGCCAGAACAACATATTTCATACTTAAGCTCCTTTTGAGGTTTTGACCCTACGGGCTCGATTGCCTTTGGGCTCTACGGCACGCTCGTCCCGAGTGACAGGGCGTTTGTCCTCTCCAGTGACGAACCACCAGAGACTGCCTCCAGATTCGACGGAATCCACCGCTGAGGCTTTGTTTTTCAAATGCCACAGGGCTGCAGTGATTTGATTGCTGCTGCCTCCTGTGGCCTCCCTGATCTGTGCGACACTTTGAAAATCGTCGGCGGCCCGAAGAGCTTTCAGAACCCTGAAGGTCCAAGTGGGGGCTTTATCAGCCCGGGTGTATTTGGTTTTCATGTTAGATGGTGATGGTTTTGCCGGAGGGGGCGGTGAACAGTTTCAGGCTGACAGCAGGGAAGCAGGTGTAGGTTTCTTTGACGCCGCTGTCGTCGATCAGAGTAGCTTCGATCCTGTCAGCCACCATGCAGACCAGAACGTTGATTCCTTTTTCCAGAAGCTGAGCTTCCAGGGTATCGATTGCTGCCAGGATTTTTTTGAATGAAGCCATTTTAATTTCTCCGGTTGAATAAAGTTGATAAGTCAAATATACCAAGATCTTGATTCAACCGTGAGATTGTCTTGAAGAAACTTGTAACGGTTTTCAAGAGTCCAGGTTTTGCAGATCCTGAACGTACAGGACTACCGAGTAGCCGTCGGGATGGTTGCCGATCAGGCGGGCGGTATAGTCGCCGACTGATTCTTCATTGCCGGGAGTCCGGGTCAGTCCCACCTCGGTCAGTCCCATGGTCTTGGCGATGTCCTGAACGATTTCAATGCCGTCTGTGGTGGTGTGGCCGACAGGCTTGGAAAAAACTTCCATCGTATCTTCGTCGGTGTTAACTTGAAGGATGAGGTTGAGTGCCATTTTGTGCTCCGGTTGGTTGATAGATTTAGTTTAACAAGATCTTGATGAAACCGTGACTTTAACTTGTAACAGTTTCATCCCCCGATGTAAACCCAGCGAGAATTCTTGTCCCTGATGACATCATCAGCGGGCCATTCCAGGATCTGAACCCGGAGCCGACCACCGCGGTCTTCCAGAACCTTATGCAGCATCTGTGCCGGTAGCTTCAGGGCTTGCTTCTTGGAAATCACCAGGGAGCAGCTGCAGCCGTCAGGGAAGACCTTACCAGGGTCACCTTCGATCGGGGCGTCAGACCTGAGGTGAACAGCGAAGTGGGTTCCGGCAGGCTGACGTTTAATCCGGCGACGTGCTTGGTCAGCCGTCAGGGTCAGTTCGGTTTTAATCGGGTCTTTCATTTCAGTTCCCCAGGAAAGAGTTGATTTGGTTCATCAGGGATTCAACGTGGGCCAGGTCACCAGCGTGACCCCAGTTCTTTTGGTCCATCGCCTGTTTGCGATTGTGTGCTTCCAGTTTTTTCTGGAGGACTGCGATTTCAGCCTGAATGTTGTTGAACCGGCTGTCGTAGGTTTGTGCTGCTGTCAGGGTCATTTGTGTTTCTCCAGTTGGGTAAGTCGATAAGTCAAATATATCGAGATCTTGATTCAACCGTGAGAAACATCTTGACTGTTACAAATTAGCTACTCGTCTCAGGATCAGGGATGCCAAATCCTGTTTACCCTGCAGGGACTCAAGCTGGTCGTCATCTACGGTTCCCTTGGCCGCCAATGACAGGAGAGAAACCTTCCCACCAGTTCTGGCGATGATTCGAGCCTTGGCCTGTTCATAGTCGATCAGGCTGGAGGTGGTTGAATAAAAAATTCCAGTATCAGCCCGGCTTAGGTCAATGGCGATCCCCCCGGCTCGGATCTGAACCACACAGGTGTCGATCTTTCCTTTCTGGAAATCCCATTTCGCGGTGTCCCGAGCCTGTGGCTTCATTCCGCCCGCGATAAAGTTCGCAGAGCGGCCCATCTTTTTCATCTGAGCAAGAATTGCAGCCAGCTCATACCTGAACCGACAGAACACTACCAGCGGATCCGTGACATGGTATTCATCGACGATTCCCCTGAGGGCTCTAATACGGTCGTCTCCGAGGGCTACGTTCGTCTGTAGGTCGTCGTCAGGGTTCCGGACGGGCAGGAAGCCCCCCGTGATCTGTTGAAGCCTCAGAACCTGTGTAAGAACAATCTCCGCTATCACTTCCTCGTTCCGTCCGGCCTGCTTGACCATCGTCTTCAGATGGTTCATCATTTCGTTGTAGTGCTTCAGGGCGGGGTTGGTCAACTCGAAGTGGATGGTCTGATACTGCTCCTCAGGGAACCCGCCAGCTTCGGCTCGGGTCAGCTGGAAAGCAACAGACGAAATCTTCTCCTGCAGTTCATCCAGGTTCTTGAAGGTTTCTGGCTTATGGCCTCCGAACCCGTACTTGTCGACATACCTGTCCAGGAACCCGTCGGGTGCACTGCGCTTGAACCGGCTGCGTTTCCATACTGTGCCGAATATCTCAGGATCCAAGAACTTGTACTGGGAAAAGGCGTCGGTGGGTTTCGAGAGAAAGGTCCCTGTCAGGATCGTGCGATAGGTAGCTCGTCGGCCCAGGATGTGAATGGTCTTAGACTGCTTGGCCGCATGATTCTTGATTTTCTGAGACTCATCCACGGTCACCTTCTGTGGGTTGGTCTTATACAGAATCTTCTTGAGTCTCCAGGTGGCCTCATGGTTAATAATCATGATGGACAGTTTTCCCGGGGTAGGCTTCCATCCCTTCAGCAGAACCCGGCGCTCCTGGGCTTTACCTTCGACGATTTCAACCTCATATGGGATGTTCAGGGTATCAGCCAGTTCTACCGCCCACACATCCTTGGCGATCGACGGGCAGATGATAACCCACTTGGAAATCTGCCCCTGTAGGAACCTGTACCCCGACACCGCAATGTCTATCCGGGTCTTCCCTAGTCTTGGGTCCATCAACAAGGCAAAGGAGTCGTTGTCGACTCCTACTTTTGCTGCCCTGAGTTGGTACCCCCGGAGGGGCTGTTTGATCCCGTACCTGGCCTGATACCTGGCCAACAGGGACTTGGGCTTGCGTCTGATCATCGGTTTCCGTCCAGGTCCTTGGTGAGCCCGATCCACAGGGCGATGCAGAAGATGATCAGGTAGAAGAACAGCGGAACCGTGCAGGCCCACCACGAGTAGCTGTGGTTAAACAGCAGTTTGGCCGTCGCCATGGTCAACGAGACCAGAAGGCACTTGATCAGCATCCGAGCCCCCTGAAGTCAGGAGCATGGCCAGACAGGGCGGCACTGTGTGCTCGCTCTAGCCGTTCCATCTTGGAGTTGTAGTTGGTTCTGGCGTTGTTCAGTTCTTGTTCGATCCTGGGGATGTCCGCAGGATCCCCACCGCCTTTCCAGGATGCCGCGATCTCGGCTTTGATCAGGCGGGTGACAGCGCCTTTCAGTTGAATAATTTCAGTTGCCATACTATGACTCCATGGTAGTTGAGAAATGAGAAGAACAGGCTGGCCCAGAGACACCCCAGGTAAAACCACACAGCGTCTCGGAATACCATTTCATTCTCCTAGTCGGGATCAGGAAGCAATCGCATCTCGGTATTACCATGCTTCGTTGCGTTGGTTCGAACAATCTTCAATTGCAGGTGACCGAGGATCAGGGCAATGGCCTGCTGAACGTCGGCCTCGGACTCCCGTTCCGACCAGTACATCTGGAAGAGCCGGGTTTCTTCGATCGGCTGGCCCGCCTGATTGGTGAACTGTGGGATTTTGCGGCGGGCTACCATGTCAGCCTCCCAGTGCAGTCCGGATGTGAGCTGCGGCCTCAGCGTTGGCCCATTCCCACTTGCCCCCGGGCTTCTCGATCTTCTTGCCCCTGAGGATCTTGCGAGCTTCGGATGGATCCATCTTCAGTTCGGCACACAGGGTGGCCAGGGAATACCCCGCAGGAGCCTTGGATTCGCCTTTAGGCGTGCGTTCAGCACGGGGCTTGGGGCTGATGTCCCCATCGTCTGCCAGGGTCGCCAGGGGCTCCAGTCCCAGCAGGATTCGCATCTCCTGTTCCGCCTTGTTGGACCGGCCCATAAATGAGGTGTGGTATTTCTCCAGGGCTTTCCTGAAGTCATAGTTGTGGGGCTCGAGGTCATAGAATTTTTCTTTGGTCTCGTAAACCCGATAGACCTTGGTTTCACCAATGATCTTGTTTTTGTCGTCCCGCTGATAGATCGTTTCGATGTCCAGCTTGACTACTTCGATGGTGCCGGAATCCATGGTCAGAAAATAACCATAAGACCGGCCATCACGAAGCCACAGGTAGGAATGAGTCCTGTCCCGCATGAAGACCAGTGGACGGAAGTCCAGCTTGATCTTCCCGGTTTTAGGAGCTGGCTTCACGGGTGTGAAGTCCAGCTTAATTTTCTTGGTGGCCATGTGGCTTATTCTCCGGACTTGACGCGGTCGAAGGTGTTGCGGGCGGTGCGGGCGTTGATGCCCACTGCGATGGCAGCGTGCTTGACGCCGACCCGGGTGGCTGCAGGGAATTTGGCGATGGCCTGACGAACCGCAGCAGTGGCGGTGATTTCCTTGGCGACAGCTTCAGCGCGGAGGCCAGTGAGGAAGTTCAGGACGGTGGTGTCAGCTTTGTTCATTTGATGCTCCAGGTAAGTTAAGTTGTTTATCAACGAAATGTTGATATGTCTAGTTTAACAAGATCTTGATGCAACCGTGAGATTGAGTTGTAAACAATTGTAACTAATCTTCATTCCCGTGTCATTCGCTGTCCCAGAAACTATCTGCGTCCAAGTCCGCCTGATCCTGTGCGTTACGCCGGGTTCTGCAACCACAGCAAATTTGATAGACAGGGCCGCACATGCCTTCCTCGTAATCCCTGTAGGGCCGGAGAATATCAACCTTCTTGCAGAAGTCACAGTGAGCCGGTTCGGCCTTCTCTGTTCTCAACCGTGTGATACAGGCCTGGCACAGGTCATGCATCTCGGACCCCATGGAGTCAGTCTCGCCCTGTACCCGGCGCACAGCCGGCTGATCTGGGTGATGGTCACAGACAGTGCCAGCAGGAGGCTCAAAAGAAGCCCCTGGGAGCGATGAGATAGGTCCGGTAACCTCAGCCATTGAAATTCTCCTGATTAGCCGCTTGGCGCGGGTATTGATCCGACAGCACCTCGAAGGGTACAGCCGGGACGTGGGGAAAGCGAAAGAACATCCAAGGCCACCCTTCGAATATTCTGTCGCGAACCATTTGCCACCTGAAGTCAGCCATTAGATCCTGACTCCCTTCAGGCGTTGTTCTGCCACCCAGTCACTGATGCCGGCCCTCAGGTCAGCCAGAGTCGGGTAGGTCCCGATGAGTTCGATTCCCAGCCGACCCCGCCAGAGCATGAATCCCTCGGCGTTAAACCCCGCGGCCAGGTTGAAATTATGGGCCCGGGTTTGAAGCTCGTGCCACTGGGAGACATGGCTAATTTCGTCGTTCATGTTATTCATCCTTGGTGTAGAAATAAAGAACGGCCACCCCCACAATGAATTCACCCAGTGTCAGACCCAAAAATAGTGGCCAACCGCCCCAGGCCTGATTCCATTGAAATAAGAAATCACCCATGTTATTTCCCCAGTTTCTTGGTAGCTGCCAGGTTGACAGAGCTGCTGAAGGTTCGACCCTCACTGTAGGCATCGTATTTGAATTTGTCGCTGGATCGGTCAGCGGCCGGGTCGTTGGCCAAGGCCATCATTTTCTTGACCCGGTTGATGATTTTTTCTTCAGCCATTTTGTTGCTCCTTAGTTGACGCAGTTGAAGTGGAAATGAACGCCGGCCTGAATGGATTGGTTCCCGATGAACAGGGGATAGAACCGGCCATCGGTGTGAGTTTGCATGATGTAGCGAAGTTGGCTGTATTCAGGGGTTGTCGACGGGAATTTCTTTTCGACGGCTTTAATTGCGTTGTCGGGAGTGGCGTAGGTTTTGCTTGGAATGATTTGGATCAGTTTGGTCATTTCAGTTTCTCCGGTTGGTAAGTTGATAGACCTAGTTTAACAAGATCTTGATCAAACCGTGAGAATTCTTGAACTGTTACAAACACATGCCAAAGCCCCTTGTGGGGGCTTCAGGCTGTGCTCTCAGCGGGTTGCGCTGATTACAGGGGAGGCAGGCCCAGGTTCTTGCGAACGATGGGGTCGATGCTTTCACCGCGCTGATTGGCGGCGTAGGCACGTTGGTCGTAGTCCGAGCCGGTCGCGGCCTGGGCTACGGGAGCAGCAGGGATGCCCAGGAGGCGCGCTGTCTGAGCACCAGGGGAAACCACAGGGGCGGCGGCGACTGGGGCTGCTGGGGCAGCGCTGACCTTGCCAGCCTTGCGGTCAGCGATGCGTTGGGCAGCCTTGGCGTATGCAGGGATGTCCATCATCATTTCAGCAGCAACTTCCTTCTGACCGATCTCGTTGGCACGGCGTACCTGTTCCAGGTGTTCGCAGTTCTTGTCGATGTAGGAACCGCCCAGCGAGAAGCCGAACATCGAACCCTGTGCACCACCGGACATGCTCAGTGCGCAGACTGCCGTTGGCGAGATGCTGGGGGCGTAGGCCGTGCTGACAGGGATGCGGGCAGCTTCATAGACATCGCCGGCGACAGCCACCGAAGTGCTGTTGCCCGAGGCGGCGTTGGAAGAGTTGTTGCCTGCATTGGTCTGCGTGTTGCCGCCGGAGAAGGAACCGCTGACGCTGGCAGAGTTGCCGCTGTCACGGACCGAGCCGCCAGTTGCAGTGCTGTTGCCGCTGCCCAGGACGGAACCACCGGTGGCCGAGGAACGGTTGTCGTTGGTGCTGTTGCCGGAGTTGCGGATTTGCTGCTGCTGACCCTGAGCCTGGCCTTGCATCTGGCCCTGGGCGTTCGTGTTGCGGATGTCGTTGCGGTTGGAAGCGTTGGCCGTTGCGGCTGCTGCAGCACCTGCTGTGGCACTGCCACCGTAACCCGTGCCGCCGGATCCGCCCTGACCGCCCAGGCCACCGGCGCCGCCGTTACCACCGTTTCCGCCGTTGCCACCCGAACCACCGACGTTGCAGTTGTTGCCGTTGTTGCCACAGGGATTCGAGTTCTGTGGGGTTGCGAACGCTCCGGCCGAAGCCAACAGCACGGCGGCTGCGATGAGCGAATAAAAAGTCTTCTTCATGAAATACTCCTGTTGATAATGTGAGTCCGTTAAGGTGGTACTCGATGCCTACACTGACGTGTTCTTAAATTCGATCGGGACAAGTTCAAGCACGGGTTCCGGTTTTGTGCTGAAGAACTTTTGAATGAGAAACTCGGAGTAGTTTTCGTCCCACTCCCGAACTCCCACTCCGTTGAGAAAATCTTGCTTGGTGTAAATATTAGGCATGATCAAATCTTAAGCTAAATTTAGTTACAGCTGCAGAACTTTCTCAAATGTTTTTATTTCCCTTAGAAAGGAATGTCATCATCCATGTCATCGAAACCACTGGCGGGCCTCGGTGGCTGACGGAACAGGGCCGAGCGTTGGGGCTGAGTCGGCGGGGCTGAAGCCTGAGCAAACAGGTCAGGCCGGGGGAGTGTTTTCTTGGTCGTTGGGGGAAACAGACGGATCTGCAAATTGCTGGTCAGGGAGACACCAGGGTTCAGCTTGACCCCGATACTTCCGTCGTCATTTTTCCAGGCAGCTCCCACGTTGCTGTTTGTGCTACCTGTGGATGGATCCTTGACCCCGATATTGAAGTCGGGTCGTTTGCCGGTGGCCATGATATTCTCCTGCTAAAAATCCCCCCACCGAAGTGGGAGGATTAGGTTACTTACCTGGGATCAGGCCGGCGGGTTATTCAACCACCTTGGTCAGATCGTCGAGGGCCAATGCCCATTCTTCGGTCTTCTTGGATTTGCCCTTGCCGGTCGTCACCGCGACGGTGTACTCGTCGCCCTCGATCTCGGTCACTTCACCTTCTTGCTCGGCGCCTTCTTCGTCGGTGAAAGTCACCGCATCGCCAACTTCGATTTCGTCGGCATCAGGTTCAGGCTCGGGGGTTTTCTTAACCTTCTTCTTGGGGCCAGTGGCAGCCGGTGCTTCCGGTTCAGCTGCGGGCTTGGTAGCGCCCTTCTTGACCACCTTGGTAGATGCTGCAGGAGCAGCAGGTTCTTCACCACGGGATTCGAGTTCTTCGATCGGGAAGAATTCGACAGGGCGGGCCTTGGTCTTGCCCTGATAGACTTCGTGGGCCAGTGAAGCACCGCAGGTTTCGCCGATCATGTCAGCCGGGTCGAGGTCCATCACGCCCTGTGGCACTTCGAAGCCCAGTGCTTCAAGGACGCCGCGGAGGTTGAACAGGGCCTGGGGCTGGAGCGAGCAGTTGTGGTAAACCTTGCGGCCATTGAACTGGTCATCCAGGCCACCGATGATTTTGAACTCGAGAGCCAGGTATTCGCCGCCGGAGTTGTCACTGGTCTTCTGTTCGACTTCGACGACTTCGAGGCCGACATCGCCTTCGTCGATGACGCCTTGTGATTCGGTGTCGCTGAAGTCAACCTTGATGCCTGCGGGTTTCTTGTTGCCGCGGGCTGGACGTTTGGCAGTAGCCATGGTTTATTTCCTTTTCAAAAGTTTCTTGGTTACAGGAACCGGCTTTTCGGCCGGGGGTTTAATTTCCCCTTTCATCAAGAGGACCAGATCATTATAGTCTGGATCCTCGAGAACGTCAGGGGTGAAGCTGCCCTTCGGCTGGCGAACCTTGGTCGTGTAGTACGCGTGCGGTCCTACCCGCATGCAGTAAGTGACGGTTCGCTTGACCTTGCCGACTGACAGTTTCTCAATGGACTCCTTGATAAAGGTGTTACCAATGATCTTGACGGCCGCTGTCAGGACACTTGCCACAGAAGGCATCATCCTTGGGCCAATAGACGGAGTCAGTTCACCATCTTCACCGTCCTCGGTATCTGTGGACCGGTCATGGGCCAGGAAGACGACGTTGATGCCCTGATCCACTAAATCGCGATAGTTCACGATCCAGGTTTTTAGACGGCCGGCTGCGACACCAAAATCTCGCTTGGAGATCGGGGCACTTTCATCCTTGCCGTTTTCCTCCAGGGCCGCCAGAAGGGCGAAATCCTGAAGTTGTGAAACCGCGTCGATGACAACGGTTTTGTACTTGTTCTCTTTGGAAACCAAGTACCAGTAGATTTGTTCGAAGGCGTCCCAGCTTTCGATGGACAGGGTGTCCACGTCCTTCAAGTCAGAGATAGAATCCGTGCCTTTCTCGCGGATGTCCAAATGCAGCAGCGGCTTGGGAAACGTAGCCGCGATGGTGGTTTTACCAGTCCCCGCTTTTCCGTAGAACAGGGCAGCCAGAACGAGGCCCAGGGACGTCACGGGTTTGATCTGAGCCAGTACCGAAGCGAACTTGGAATTATTCGGCCCCGCCATTGTCTTCTTCACCGTCTCCGGCGGCGAGTCCGGCCTGATTTTCTTCTTGAGCATCGATTTTTTCCTTCACTGTGTATTCTGTCTTGCGGATGAAATCACTATCGAGGCCGCGTACTTCCGCTTGACAGATTGAATAGTACGAGCACTGCTTGCAATCGCGGGTCATGTTCCTGACCATGGCCGTTGGACCCATTGCCCTGATCTCTTCAGCGCTGGCCAAAACATCCTTGACGACGTTCATGACCATTCGATCCGAGGGACTGGGCAGGTAGATGCGCCGGTAAAACCTTTCCTCCTTACCCGTCAGGGTCTTTGCGAATGCCGTGTACTCAGCCATTGCGGCCGGGGTACGTTTTTCCTTGGGAAGCTTCATCACAGCTTCCATATAAATCTTCGGGGTGGTGTCGATTTTTGCTGCCATGCTGATGACCCCGGACTTCAGCGGTTCAGGCACCGTGGGTGGCTTCTTCCTGATGTAGTCCCAGATAACACCGTCAGGCTTCGGATAACCCAGCTGCGGGAGAAGCCAGACGTACATCAGGAGCTGGAGGTCAGCGTAGCGAGCTTCTTCATCTGGGATTGATTTACAGGTCTTGTGATCCATGACCCAGTTCCGGCCTTCCTGATCCTGTGGAAACTTGTCAATGAACCCGATCATCCTGGTTCGCGAGTCGAGGTCCACACGGACCGGGATTTCAGCGATCAGGCCCCGATGGCGGGGAACATAAATCAATCCATCCTGTTCGTACTTATCGACATAGCCCTGAATGATTCCCTCGATCATCGTTGGCAGATCCCCCAGAAGTTCTCGTTCCTCCTTGAACATCTTTCCGAATTCCTTTTTGAAGGCAGCCATTTCAGGTGCCCAGTTCCCACGAAGCTGGTGAGCTTCCAACATCGAATGAACTCCAGTACCAATGAACAGGGGGGTTGCCTGACGAACTTTTCTTAGACCCTGGTAGTAGCGGTAGTGATGCTGCATCTGGCAGCGTCTCCACACTTTCAGGCGGGAGTGCGAGATCTGTAGAACCTCCTCCCAGAAAATTCGAACCTTGTCCCGCTTGATAATCGCCGGGGCTTTGGGTTGGTTATTGACCACCAACTTCAGAGCGGTTTTCTTTGCCATCGATTTACTCCTTGAACCCGGCGAATTTGCCGTCATCGAAAAGAACTACTTTGCCGTTGCCCCAGGGGCCTACTTCGAAGTCAGCTACCAGGGGAACCGTCATGTTGATTTTGAAGTCTTCCAGTAGTGCTGGGCCTTCCATTATAGTTTTGATTTGTGGCAGGGTTCGCTTGAGCCTGGAGGTTCTGACCCACATGAGAATGGAATCGTGAACCTCCCCCTTGATTCGAACATGGTCCCAGCTGAATTCATCATGGATTTCAACCATTGCCATGGCTTTCATGTCCCCAGATCCGAAGCCCTGAACCGGGCTATTGATGCCCTGACGTTCCGCTTCAGCCCTGACGCCCTTCTCGCTGCTGTTGATGCCTGGCAGGTGGCGTACGCGTCCTGACAGGGAGGAAACCTCTCCGAATGCCCTGACGCAGCGCCTTTGCCGTTCGTGCCACACGGGGAGGGCCGAATAAGTCTCGAAGTACCTGACCCGGAATGCCTGGGCTTCCTTGGCAGACATGTCGACTCCGTAATTATCACGTGCGTAAATAATCAGTTTCGGCCAACCCATTCCGTACAGCAAGCCAAAGTTCACCGCCTTGGCCATCTTCCGTTCTTCCTTGGTCAACAGATGAACAGGCTTGCCTAGAATAAACGAGGCAGTTGCGGAGTGAATATCCCCACCTGTTTGGAAAATCTGTTTCATGCGAACGTCGTTCGAAAGCATGGCGGCGATTCGCAGTTCAATCTGAGAATAATCGGCGCAGACGAAAGACCATCCCGGCGGAGCATCGATCAGGCTTCGAATCATCGGGTCTCGGGGAACCTGATGCAGACGACTGGCGAAACGGCCGGTAACCGTTCCATGCAGCTTTGTGGACATGAACAGTTCATTGCCGTGCATCAGTTCCTTCCAACCGACAACGTATGTACTCAGGTTCTTGTCGATGCCCCTAAAATCCATCAGGAGCTTCGGTAAAGGGTGTTCGTGTTGCAGTCTGAGCAGTACCGACTCCCCGGTGCTTGCGGCTCCTGTGCTAGTCTTTTCTAGGATTGGAAGTTTGAGGTGTTGATAAAACAGTTTTCCGATCTGTTTGGGTGAATTCCAGTTGACGGTGTTCCCACTGAAGGTTCTGCCCACCAGCTTATTCATTTCGGTCAGGATTTTGTTTTTCTTCAGGGTCAGTTCTTTCTCGACCTCCGCCTGACGAGTCAGGTTGATAAAGTGGCCACTGGTTTCGATCTTCTCGAACATTCGGGCCGCGGGCATTACCAATTTGTAGTACAGGCGGCGTAGGTGTGGGTGCTTCAGCAGCTGCGGCTTGAAGATGTGTTTGAGATTCCTGGTGTAGTGAGGATCGAAGCAGCCGTACTTGTAGAATTGTTCCCGCTCGGTCGGGTTCCTGAAGTCCCCCAGCTTGATTCGAAGTGGCACGTCGTAGGAAGGTGCGTTCAGGAATTCACTGGCAAGTTCCTTCAGGCCATGTGGACTGTTCTCATCCAGCAGATGGTGGGCCAGCATCACATCGAATTTAAGCTTGAATTTTCGGCCGTAACACTTGAAGAGAAATCGGTTGTCGAATTTGAAGTTCTGACCAACCACCTCCTTACCCTCAGCCAGGTCGACCATCGTGTCGATGAAGAACTGCTGTTGTTTCTGGTCATGTTTCCAAGGGCTGTCTTTGACGTTCAGAGGCAGGGCATAGTTTTTGTCATTATCCAATGAGACCTGAATGGTGTTAACCATGGCTCCGGGGGCGTAAGGATCCAGCCCTGTGGTTTCCAGGTCGACCCCCAGCTCGTCAGAAGCAGCATACTCCTCGATGAAGGTATTCCACTGCTTCAGGGTTGTTATGACTTCCCAGTGAATGTCTGCACTGGTAGGAACGTTGCCGGCCAACAGATGGCCGAATTTTTTGATGTCCTTGGTAAGACCCGGGAGTCTGGTCGGATCCCTGAGGGCCATGTTCGGGTGGAAGGACGGAACCACAGTGCTGCCCATATACGCGAATGGCTGGCCATGCAGTTCGGTGATCTTGGCTTTTTTCGTCAGGGCCTTGAGAACTGTGGCACCCAGGGTCAGGATGAACTCTGGTTTGACTTCAGCGATTTCCCTGGTTAGGTAATCTTTGCAGATACTGACCTCCTTGGCACTGGGGGATCGACCCTCAGGAGGATGGCATTTAACTACATTGGTCAGGTAGCAGTCTTTGCGTTCGACCCCGGCAGCTTCCAGTAGCTGATCAAGCAGCTTGCCACCTCGTCCTTGGAAGTGGCGTCCGGTTCGATCCTCCAGGTCACCGGGGGCTTCCCCGATGATCATGATCTTTGCGTTCTTCGGGCCTGTGCCCCACATGCAGACGTGCTCGGCTGATTCCCAGTTAGAGCAACGTTCGCAGTTACTGTCCCGGGCGAGGCCGGGTAAAGCTGAGATCGGTTGGACTCCACTGTCCAACTTCAATTCCAGCTGATTGGAGGAGCTCGAGGCCTTCCGTCTTACGGTACGCTTGGTCGTAGAGGACACGTTTGATTCCTGTATTGATGATTAATTTGGCGCAGTCGAGGCAGGGGCAGTGCGTGCAGTATAAGCTGCTTCCCTCAAGTGAAATGCCGGCCCGTGCTGCGTACGATATGGCCCCTGCTTCGGCGTGCACGGTCCGGGTACAGGGGGTAGACACGTTGCACGTCTCAGACGAGCAATGCGGCAGGCCTGCGGGGGCTCCAGCATAGCCAGTGGAGACGATCCTTCCGGCCTGAGCCACTACAGCCCCCACTTGGAGCCGGTTACAGGTTGAACGTCGGGCCATAATAAGCGCGATCTCCATCAGCATGTCATCTCGGCTGATTCTCATAGAACTCCCATCAGCCCGGCCAAAGAGCCAGGCGTTAAAGTTGAAACTTTCTTTCCACCCTGATGCAGCTTCTTCAGGTTTCGCAGGGTTGAAAACGAAACCTCCTTGTCAGAGTCGATGTAGGTATCCCACTGCTGGTTCGTCCTGAACTCAAATTCTTCGCTTTTCGAGTAGGGCGGAAAGATCGGGTTTTTCATGACCCGAAGATAGTTGATGGTTCGGCAGTCCATCCAGGTCAGTGAGATGAACCATCGAACCTGGATCGGCCGGGGAGTGATGACCTGAAGCTGGTTCATGGATTCCGCGATCCCGGTCAGGAGCCACAGGTCAGCCAGGAACTTGTGCGGGAACTCGCTGGATCGGCTAAACACCGTCAGGGTAGGTATCTCAACCCGGGTGTCTCGGAACCCCATAGCGGTGATACAGGGCCCGCGCTCATGGCCGTGTGATCCCCCAGGAAACATCATGATGTCAGCGTCGATGCTCCCAAAGGTTTGCTGTTTCTTCAGGGCAGCAATCCAGTCGAGGTAAGTCTGTTTGTCCAGATAACCCCGAATCAACTGGCGGGCCTTGGAATCGGTGTACCCGATGTCGCCTAGCTGATAGTTCATGTACTTGGTGTGCTTGAACTCAATACAGAGGCCACCGACTGAGATCGTATGACCCGGATGCTGTCCCTTGATTCGGCTGTTCCTGAAGCCATGTCGCTTCATCTGGTTCAGAATATATTCACGGATCATCGCAGTCTCCTCTTGACTCGAGACTGGTCAGCCGGCAGTCGTTTGGATTTGAAGGTTGGCATCCTGAGAACATCCTTCATTCCGTGTGGCATGGATTTGAAGGTGGCGGCCCAGCCCAGGATTTGGGTTTGATCCTCGAACCAGGCCTTAGCTTCGTCCGCATCCATCTCCCCGCGGCCTACTGTAACCATCGTCCCCTGTTTGAGTAGACATACTCCGGTGTGGGGGTGAATGAGGTCCTCAAGGAGTGGTCCCTTGAGGGAACCAATTTGACCGTTGGGAACCTTACCGGCTTTGGCACTGCTCCTTTCCATTTTGCCCAGCGTGTTGGTTTTAGGTGCGTTGCGATTTGATTCTCCTTCGATGATTTCGTCGACTCGGATCTCTCCGGTGACCCAGGTTTTAACTCGCCATAGTTGCTGGCCCGCCTTGGTTGGTCGACCTTCCTTGGGCAAGGCATTCAGGTTCCGGATGATGGTTCCTTCGGCTCCCAGATCGATGTGGTTTTGAATCAGCCGGTTCAACTCCTTCCTGTTCTGTGCGAAGTCCATTGGGACGATATGAATTCGTTTTCCACCTGGGGTCCATTTAGCCAGCCGATCCCGAAGCATCATGTACCTGGCAATGTAAGGCAGCTTGACGGTCTCAGCGTTCACCAGGTCGAACAGGTGCCAATGCAGGTCAGCCATCCGGGTAATCCCCTTGAACTTCCCCATGGCCCCTGAAGTCAGGCTACAGAGACGGTCCGTGCTGTAGGGGTTGTCCCCCAGAACCATCTCCCCGTCGAACCCTGTCCATTCGGGGCGACTGAAGTAGTCGGTGATTCCATACCCGGCGAAAGGATCCAGGCTCCGACCTGTCAGGCCGGCCCCGGGGTTGTAGATGCCGGCACGAACACCGTCGAACTTGGGCTGAACCCCACAGGGGAAGATGACTTGATCGAGGATCGCGTCCTCTGCCAGCTGTGGCTTCATGACCGTACCTTGAAAAGGATTTTATGGTCAGCCCTGAAGATATGGAAGCTACCAATGTTCATTAGCATGCTTCCCATTCTGACGTCGGACCAACCTTGGTTCGGGGCCGCCAGTCGGCACTGCTGAAGAACCCACAGGAGCAGTCTGATCGCCATGTAGACGTCGTCCCTGAAGTGACGAATGAAATCACAGCTGCGAATGTGATAGACAATGTCGATCCGGTTGTTTCTCATGATGAAGTGATACCCCAGGGTACAGGGTACGCGTTGCCCTTCCCGGATCGCTGACAGATCCTCGGGGAACCAGACCGGCAGGTAGGCCTGGCGGGTCAGGGGTTCGTGGGCCAGAACCGTCACCAGGGTTTCCAGATCACCATAAGCGAACCGGATTCCGTGATGACCATTCTTCAGGACTTTGAACTCGGACTCCCCGTCCAGCTTTCCACCTTCGGTCAGGCCGGCATATTTCGGCCAGAACCGCTCGGCGTAGCTGTGGGAGAAGGCCCCCTGAGCCTTGTGCGTGGCCGCGTTCTTGGCACCGGGCCAGTGCTTCCACTGTTCACCTGGGTTCAGCGGCTGGCCTCCGACTCGTTCCATCACAAAGTGATCATCTGCCCATGGCAGGTTCGGCTTGATTTCATCCCGCCAGAAGTTCAGGTTCTCGACGCCTTCCAGGTCCAGTCGCAAACTGTGATGAAGCAGCTCGTGTGTAGCCATGTGATCCATCTTGGACACGTCGACTGTTTGCCAGCGTGGCGGGTGAACCACAGGGGCATGGAGGAAACCTTGTTTGATAACCGGAATAACTTGGTCATCGAAAAATCCTGCTTTCATTCGTCATCTCCTTCTTCGTCAATAACCGTTTCACCCTTCAGGCCGGCCAACATCTTTTGCAGCTTCCTGTTGGGGACTACGTGTTCCTTCCAATATTCGAACATCTTAACCCGTGTTCGATAGGTGTAGTTATGTGTCTCGTTGAAGAACCTCCTGGTTGCAAGTCCGCATGTGCGGAAAAATTTTGGGTCATGGAAACTGAGTTTCTCGAAGAATGCCACCGGGTCGGTTTCATACCGGAGGAAGATCGGCATGAATACTGCTGACAGGTAGACGTTGGCAAACTTGAACCTGATCACGGTTGGGGTTCGCCCCAGCTTCTCAAAAATCTCGGGGAACTTGTCCCCAAAGAAAATCAGGTCAGCCAGAAACTTTTGAACCAGTTCTGTTGACCTGTAGTAGATGTCGAGGGTGCAGACGTTAGGGGTCAGGGTAATCACTGTGTTCTGCATGCAGAATCCCTGACTGCGGGCGTCTTTGACTTGCCCTCTCATCTGAATAGACACCGAGCTGTGGTCTTTACCCTTCCTGGACAGGAGCTTCGTGACCGCCGCATCAACCTCGTCCTGATCCCAATAATTCCTGGACAGCTGGCGTCCCTTGGCGGCCGTATAGCAGATGTCCTGATAGGTCAATTCAGACCTGACCAGTGCCTCCCAAGGTAGCTCGAATGAAATGTCAGAGCAAATCTTGCGAACCCCCGAGATTGCTAAGGTTGGACTGGTAGCTGCCTTCCAGATCAGTTTGCGCCAGTGGTCAAGAAGACCCATTTCCTTTTCCTGGAGCAGTGCCAGTTGCCTTTTGCTTTCTGCAGGGGTAACTTTCATTTGAAGTCCGATGGTGAGATGTTGTCCTGAAGGGTCAGGAAGCCGTTGATAAATTTGGCTACGAAGTACAGCGACTGACGGTCCCCAAACAGAGGTTTGAGGTCCATATAAAAAGGAACATCGCAGATATATTTGCCAGTGACATCGGTGACTTCCAAAAACTCATCGCTGGGTAGCCGCTCAGTTAACTTGACCTTAAACACGGGGTTGAAGTTTTTGGTCGGCAGAACGTGAACATGTCGTTTTCCCTGTTCATACGGGGACTTGAACGGATGGGTATCCTTCTCGCCTCGAGTCTGTGTGGTATCGACCCCGTTAGTGCAGACATCAGCCGGTCGCCAAATATTCGCGCAGTTATGACACAGGTGGGATTTGTGCGGTGGATTGTCCCAGGTGTAACGAACTTCGGTGCAGTTATCCACTGTTCGGCCGGTGGGTTCGAATTCTGCCCTGTCAATGTGCTGAGCCCCGCACTCAGGGCAGAACAGAACCATGTCTATTGGGCCTTGGGGGTTATCCGAGAATTGATCGTGACCGAGCTGGATGCCCAGCTGCGGTTCGATCAGAATTGCCTCAACGAATTTCTCCAGCTTGGCCCAGTGTTCAGGGTTGTCCAAGTGCTGTGCGAATTCCTCCCGGGATGAACCGGAGGTTTCTACCAGTAGTTGAACAATGCGATCCCGGGGGATCATGACAGCCCCTCACCGCGCATGATGTCTCGGTAAAGCTCCATCAGGCCGGGGATGTGAGGGCTGAGCAGCTCAGTGATAGCCTTGGCGTAGGCCTGAGCTTCGACCTGTGCGTGGCCATGGTCCCTGAGCAGCAGGAAGCCGAACATATTGCGGAGGTCCTGTTTCCACAGCCAGTGGGTGTAGTGGTTCAGATGCAGAAACAGGCGGGCATGTTCTGGAGCTACGCCATCCTTGATGTAAGACAGATAGAGTCGATAGCTTTCCGTGCACTGCTCATCCAGGTCCGATTTAAAGGCCGTTTGGATCAGTGGGGCCAGGTTCTGTGTCTGACCCTGTTTCTTGTCCTCGGACTTGGCCCCCACCACTTCGGGGATGTACCATTCGGCCGGTAAGGTTACGTAGCGACCGGAGATTTCATTCAGGCGGGCGGTGCCGTGCCTGACGAACTGACGGGCCACGAAGATGGGTAGTTTCATCTCGAGCCAGACGACGATCATTTCGAACGGCGTCATGTGACGGTTTTTCATCAGATACCGGTTGAGCTTCATCTCGGTTTCATAGTCCCGGTCGCGATCCTGAGCCCCGAAGGACATCCGGGCCGCGTTCGCCGGATCAACATCCGAAGCATCGAAATCTTTTTCGGTAATGGATTTATAGGATTCTGTTTCCTCATAAATCCGACGGGTGGGGCCTGCCAGGTTCCGAAGCACGACGAATCCGTGATCGAGAACCGGCAGTTTGAATTCTGGATTGGTAATAGACATTGCAGCTCCTGTTGTGCAGGGCCTATCTGAAGTGATATGCGCCCTGCGTATTGCTTTAAACCGACGGGCTCGGTGCAGGGGTACCGGCGGACTCGTTCGAGGCTTCAGGTTCAGTTTTTACCCCGACGTCAGAAACAGACTGTTTCCGGAGTTCCGCCAGGGACAGCACTGCGGCTGTGGCGTCAAAGAAAGGGGATCGACGAGCACGTTCGCCCAGTGCTTCCCAGTGGTCAGCTGCTTTGAAGCCTTCGGGCTTGATGACATCCAGTGGGTTATTGCGCTTGGAGTCCGAGCCGTCTGGTTTGGCCAGGCGTTTGGTCATGTTGACCCGTTGGACTGTAGCCCACATCTCAGGCCATGGCAGACCCATCATCAGAGCTGTACCGATGGCGACGTAAACCAGGTCGACCAGTGCATCGCCGGCTTCATGGATGTTCTTGGTGGCATAAGCCTGATCGAGTTCCCTCAGTTCTTCTCGTAAAAAGTTTCGACGAAAGTTATGAGCAGCTTCATCCAGGAGGGCCGGCTGATCGGACATGGGAACCTGGAATTTCTCATGGAAGTTGCGCACGTCCTCCAGTTCCACGTGATAGGGACCTGGAAGGATTTTGGCGACCGGCAGGTCTAGCCGTTTTTGAAAAATGTTAGCCAACGAATGTCGGATGTCGTCCAAGTAAAGCTTGGTTCTGGCTTCGGACAGTTGGTCTGGTAATTCAAGCTGAATGGTGATGTGATGATTCATTTGCTTTTTCCTTGGTGATAGGCGAGCACTTTCTCGGAGAGACTGTCGTAGTTATCGTGCTCGTAGTCATAACGTACAACAGGGAACCAGTAGCCGGCAATCCAATCCATCATGCGGTCGTAGCCGTCGATGATTTTGGTTGCGTTTAGGATAACCCCGTCCATCTGTTCCCGATCACCGAAGTTCAGGATCTTTTCATTGGAGGGTCGGCAGTAAATAACCATCGGTTGAAGTTTCGCCATCAGTAGAGCTTTGTGCTGGAAAGCAATATCAACAGATTCGAAGAGATAGGTGTTTCGGCAGATCGGGCCGTAGATGGGTTCACTGATCGGCTGCCAGCGATCGAAGATAGTTTTGAACCGCTGAGCCAGCGGAATGGTCAGCTTCAGATAATCGTCTGAGTCCTGTAGTGACAGGGGCCGCTGCCTGTTATTCAGTACGAGTAGCCTGTGGTCGGCAGAGAGTTTCGAGACAAGGGTGGTTTTACCTGCGTTATCGCAGCCTTCAACGATTATCATTGGATTCGTCCTTGGTTAATGGGTTTGGCCTGGCTATTATATCCCTGGATTAACCTCTGAAAAACAAATTTAATTTAATGGTTTCTGTCCCACTATAATTAGGCGTCCCCCATCCAGGAGAAAACGTGTCATCTTCCAGTACCATGACTGTCGCTGAGGCGGCGGTTGAATTAGAAATGAATCATCAACAGGTTTTGAACCGTGTTAAACGAGGGAAACTCAAAGGCCAGAAGAAAGGTTGGTTTTGGTTAGTCAAACGCTCCAGCGTCGAAGCAGCTAAAGCCCAACAGGCCAAAAAATAATGGACTCAGTCGCCTTCCTTTTGAAGGTGTGGGCTCTGCAATGTCAACCTGGGGATTTCGTTTGCCTGTCGGCAAAGGGGTCATCCTGGCGAGACTATTCATTTGCTTACGACGATTCCCTCGGATCGAATCTAAAGCAGTGGCTTGAGACTAACCACACCAAGAACCTTTACTTCTGCCCGCTCCCATTCAGTGAGGCCAAGCGAGACAAGAAACTCGCTGTCAGGTCCAAACTGCTCTGGAGTGATATTGACGACGGTGATTATTCGAAGTGCGAACCGTCGATCCTGTGGGAATCTTCCCCGGGTCGTTTCCAAGGTCTCTGGGAGTTACCTAAGACCCTACCCGCTGAAGAAGCTGCACAGCTCTCCAGACAGATGGCTTATTACCTCGGCGCTGATCGGGGGGGATGGGATCTCACCCAGGTTCTCAGGATTCCGGGCACACCGAACCTGAAATACAACTCCAAGCCCACTGTCACTCTCAAACACTTCACCAACAAAATCCTCAAGAAAGTTCCACAGTCAACGATCGAGCGCTGGCGGGCCACTATCCCCCGGAAGCTGATGCGGATCATCGAGGGGCCAGCTCAGACAGGCAAGCGCAGTGACATGCTCTGGTATCTGGAGCACGAACTCTGCGACCTGGGTCTCCCCCTGAAGGATGCATTCGCGATCCTGAGGGATACGGATTGGAACAAGTACAGGGGCCGACCTGACGAAGATGAACGTTTCCAGGTGGAGATGGATAAAATCAAGGAGGATCGAGGTGAAAAGAAAGCCGAGACCCGGATTGAATCCCTCGACCTGAAGGTCATCGATTACGGCGCCATCATGGCCAGTCAGGCTTCGACCCCCGGCTGGATGGTTCGAGACTTCTGGATGAAAGGTTCTCATGGGATTATCGCCGGTGAACCTAAGTCCTTCAAATCCACACTGGGCATGGACATGCTGTTCTCTGTGGCCTCTGACACCAAGTTCCTCGGTCAGTATGCCGTCGAATTCGGTGGTCCAGTCCTGATCATCCAGAATGAGAACGCTGACTGGATCATGAAGGACAGGCTGGAGAAGCTGGCATTCAGCCGGGGTGAAATCGGGAACGTGAAGACAGGACTCGGCTCCAGGCTCAGGATTGAATGGGCAAGGAATCTGGAAATGTTCTTCGTTAATCAGCAGGGTTTCATGCTGGACGATGCGGCTAATAAAGAAGCACTGGAGGAACTGATCGAGAGACTCAGGCCAGCAGCTATAAAACTTGATCCTCTGTACCTGATGTTCTCGGGTGATGTCAATTCAGCCAAGGATCTGGGGCCAGTGCTGCAGTGGTGCCTGTACATCAAGCAGCGATATAACTGCGCTATCCTTCTAGTCCATCACTACTCTAAAGGCAACTCAGACAAACGCGGGGGTCAACGAATGCTGGGCTCGACCACCCTTCACGGCTGGATCGAATCGGCTTGGTATATCCAGGCCCAGGATCCGGAGAACGGCAAGGCTGTCGTAACCCTCGACAGGGAGTTCCGGGGGGCAGGTCTATACAGCAAACTAGACATCAGCCTGACGATGGGCGAGGCTGGCGACCCTCACTATGAAACCCATGTCGCCGAACACAAAGAAGAAGACTCTGAGAAAAGCAACGCGGGTGGCGAACAGGACATCATGGACGTACTGGCTCAATCTACTGATATGATGTCCAAGGCAGCTCTGGCCAAGAAAACCGGGATGTCTCGATATACCGTAGAAAAAGTCGTCGATTCCCTCCTGAAGGACGGCCAGCTCTACAGGAAAGGGGAACGATATGGAATCACCAAACACCAGGAGAAACAATAATGATGTCTGACCGTCACGCCATGCTACTTGTCAGGGCCATGGCCATACAGGCCAAAATCGAAGCCATGAAAGCGGAGAATGCCATTTGGGCGGTGCGGGGTGAATCCCCCTGTTACGTGGAATCCAATTTCATGCACCATGCTATAGAGTTGGAACAGATTGCCGAGGAGATGAGAACATGACACGAATCAACTGCGTCCCTGTGGCCGAGCTCTGTGATCAGCATCTGCTGGCTGAGTTCCGCGAAATCACCCGAGTGCCGAATCAGATACTGACCGGAAAGCTCAGGACTGACTATTCCGACAAGCCCCAGTTCTATACGATGGGCAAGGGCCATGTCAAGTTCTTCGTTGAAAAGGGTCACTACCTGCATCAGCGCTACCTGCAGCTGACCAGTGAATGTCGACGCCGGGGATTCAACATCACCCCGATCTTTCCCATGGCGTCTGCGCTGGTGGCCAAACAGGCATATAAGGAATGGGTTCCCGACTCGGCGGCCCTGAACCTGAACCGGCAACGGATCTGTCAGCGCATGCCTATCTCCCCTCGGTGGACTGCTACCTCAGACCTTCCTGATGTCTACCGGTATCGCAATGGTGAATGGTCTTTCAGGTTGGCATCATGCTGATCATGTCACCGGGACCATTTCCCGTTTCCATTCGTCTCTGTCTGGACGCCAAGTCTTGGAATGCCTATACCAAGAAAATTGGATATGAAGATCCTTTTCCCGAAGATATAGCGTCGGTCAGTGTTTTCCAAGTCGACGGAAGGATCTCCATCGTAGTACATTTCGGTGATGATTTTCTGCGACTATCTCAGGCTGATCGACTGGGAATTATCGTTCATGAATCTACGCATGTCTGGCAAGACATTTGTGAACATATCGAAGAAGCAAAACCTGGACATGAGGTAGAAGCTAATTCGATCCAATGGATTTTCAACTGGCTGAGGGATCAGCTATCTAAAGAAGGATGGATCAAATGAGCAAGCTATGTGGGGTAATCACTGAGGAAGACAGGGAGGCGGCTTTTCAGCGGATCCGTTTGCAGCATCCTGAGTGGACCACAGTTCGAGTTCGTCAGAGGGCTGAGGTCGAAGCTCACATTCTGCCGGACCCTTCAGTCTCAGTCAATACCCAGATTACGCCCTCGGCTGGAGATCCTCAGCAGATGGAACTCCTGAATGAATTGGTCAAGACCAAAGGCTATGTGGATTGTGGGGAGTGCCCCAGGATCTCCACAGGATGCTTTGAGAAGTGCGATAAGGTCTGGCCATGAGCCTGAGGAAAGACTTTCAACTGGACTGCTGCTTCGGGATGCCTGGCATCAATCACCTGAAGCAGAAAGACGAGAATGATCCGGACAGCGTGTTCATATCGCCCGCGTCTGAGCGAACTTATCAGGTCTGGCTCAGGGGTCGGAGGTCTCAGGATCGTCGACTCAAGAAAGTGGTCAAGTGCCTGACCAACCATGTGGGACTGAAGGCCAGTGAATACCTGGCATTGATACAGGAACTGAAGGAAATCGCAGGGTTATGAGGGTCTATAACAAATATCACAGAGACGCCCCGGCAGGTGCCGTGTTCGTCGGGAGGCCCAGCAAATGGGGTAACCCTTTCATTCTCGGTCGGCACGGAACCCGGGAGCAGACCATTGAGAAATTCGAAGCCTATTTAAAAGCGAATCCAGCCCTCTTGGATGCCGCGAAAAAAGAACTCAGGGGGAAAGATTTGGTTTGCTTCTGTTGGCCCGCAGCGTGCCATGCAGACGTACTGTTGAGGCTGTCGAATAAACGCACCAAACGGAAGTCTGTGGTCAGGGCGAACCTCGCGCTAAAAGCTTGGGCGAAAAAGACTGAGTGCAATGGCCTGTGCGTTCAGTCAGCATTCAATGGTAAGCAATGTGCACCGGGTAAGTGCAAACGAAAGGAATTCATATGAAGCTGGGAATCGCAATCGTGGTAGTCATGCTGATTCTGTCCTTCTGTATCAGCGTAGATAATCGAAAAAAATGTGACGAGAAAGGAGGTCAATACCTGGAACGTGAAAACACCTGTGTCAAGAAAGATTCAATCATTAACTTAAGGAGTGCGTAATGCGAGTCAATGTTTATGCGGAAGAGATGACCAACCGCATCGAAATCATCAGCAAACAAATCGATGGCCACCAGTTCACCGGTCTCCGGTTCTTCCTGGAATTGCCGGCAACAATCAACGGGGTTCAGCATCAGGCCCCGTTCATGCACCGGCCTGGCGACGACGATTCCTCGGCCGTTACCTTCTGGGGCAAGTCTGACCTGAGGGAAGTCCTGAAGCAGGCGCAACAGATGCTGGATGCCCACTATGACAAACCCAAGGGGATCATGGGCACCAAGGATTTGATCACCGCCGGTGGCTGTGCCAGCTACAGTGCAACACTGGCTGAAATCAAACGCCGGGGCGAAACCATGTACATCATGCGGGACGCTGCTACTGGTCAATATCACCAGATCCGGCCGCACGGCTATGAGCACTGGGCCAAGCACTACGACGTGATCAGCTTCATCAAGTTCGAGCCTGTCGAAACCTTGATGAACGCGCACGACGGATCATGAAGAACATCGGCATCGTCTGGAGCTGGGTTTCGTTGCCTGGTAAAGAATCCAGCGGCGGCGGTGAAATGGCCATCACCCAGGATCAGCTCACCAGGGTTCAAACAATTCTGGTGGGTAATGACAAACTCGGTCAACTGGATCAGGACGAGCGGGACGAGTTGAACAGGCTGAGAGCTTTGATCAATTCTCCACTCACCGATGACTGGATGACCGCGGTGAACTACGAAGCAGCCCATCAGCAAGAACGTTGGGGCGCTGAACACGACGAGGGCAAGAATCCTGAAGACTGGTTCTGGCTGCTGGGACGACTGGCGGGCAAGGCTGTACAGGCTTTCACTCTTGGTGATACCAAAAAAGGTTTGCATCACATCATCAGCTCATCGGCTGCGATGCTGAACTGGCACCGGAACGTGACAGGCCAGAACACCGGTATGCGACCAGGAACGGCCGAACTGCCTGGTGAAAACAACCGTTAAGGAGGTCAAATGTTTTACATGAGAATCATATTAGTTCTAGTGTTACTTCAGGGTTGCACTGGCGAAGCAGTACCTAACAGGGAGTCTCGAGGAAAAGTGATGATGTGCGTTGACACACGAGATGGGGAAACTTTCACCTTCCGGGGTAAAGACATCAGGAACGCCCGTATCGGGGTCGGTGGTGCTGACTCCTGTTTCTATGTAGTCGACACAGCAGGCAAACCGCGAACTCTGTGTAAGAGTCAGGAGCCTTTTATTAAGTGTGTCCAGGTGTCGTCATGAGCTTTCACTGTGTACTAATCCATGATGGAAACAAGCTCATCGGATTCAAACGCCGAAACACGATCGTGGAGAACGTCAAGCACTCTACGGTTTACAGCTCGCCCAGCGCTGCCAAGCTGGCCTGTACCACAGGGAAGGTTCGTTACCCTACCTACGTCCTCAGTTCGATGCTCTGGAAGGAAGCCCTCGCGAAATACAGCGACGGGATTGACCCAGCCAGAGCTCAGGCTGCGACACTGCTGGGCCTGACGAATCCGAACCGTGACCTTGAGATCGGGAATCGTCTCGATGAACT